AAAATGAAGTAGATGCTCTGACTGCTCTTCGCAGAGCCCACGAAGCCTTACACACTCCAGTGTGTACTGTAGAAGATGAAGAAGAGGAGGATGAAGAAGATGGCAATTAATCTAAAGAGTACAGGCGGTCTATCCGCTAATGGTGTCAAGCTGCTGGTGTACGGGCAAGCTGGCGCTGGTAAAACTTCACTTATTAAGACACTTCCAACCCCTTTGGTATTGTCGGCTGAAGGTGGTTTGCTTTCAATCCAAGATGCGAACCTTCCTTACATTGAAGTCACTAGCATGGCTACTTTGATGGAGGCTTACCAGTGGCTGACGGAAAGTGAAGAAGCGAAGCATTTTGAAAGCATCGCACTTGATAGCATTTCCGAGATCGGTGAAGTGGTGTTGAATTCTGAAAAGAAATCAAACAAAGACCCACGCGCTGCTTATGGTGCTATGCAAGAACAGATGTCTGATTTGATTCGCGCTTTTCGTGATTTACCCGGTAAGCACGTTTACATGACCGCCAAGTGTGAGAAATCACAAGACGAGTCAGGCCGCATTCTTTATGCACCTTCAATGCCGGGTAACAAGACAGGGCAAGCATTGCCTTACTTCTTTGATGAGGTCTTGGCGCTTCGTGTCGAGAAGGATGCTGAAGGCGTGACCCAACGTGCGCTGATGTGTGATAGTGATGGTCTATGGCTTGCCAAAGACCGTAGCGGAAAGCTATCACCTTGGGAAGCACCAAATCTTGGCGACATCATTGCAAAGATTGCGAGTAAATCATGATGTATCAACCAGCATTTCCAAGTGAACACATGGCAACTTCACACCGTTCTGGCATGGCGTTGCGAGATTACTTTGCAGCTCAAGTGGCAACTTGGTTTCTTACTGATTGGGCAGTTGCAGAGTTGTTAGAAGACCCCGCTACTTCTTGTCGGTTAGCTGCCGAGGACGCTTACAAGATGGCTGACGCAATGTTGGAGGCACGCAAATCATGAGCCTTGCAAAACAATGGGCCGAGGCCAAAGAAGTTGAAACGAGAGCAATCCGTTTACGCCGCGACATTGAAGACGAAATGATCGCGTTTTACAAAATCTCTAATCAGAATGAGGGAACTCAGAATGAAGATGATGGCACTTATAAGATCAAAATTGTTAGTCGTGTTACTCGCAAAGTTGACGCTGACAAAGTACAAGAACTTGCAGCAGAGTTTGGACTTACTGAGTACCTTTCCAAATTGTTTCGATGGACACCAGAAATCAATGCAACCGCATGGAAATCTGTTGACGAATCAATTACACGTCCATTGATGGACGCAATTACCGCGACACCCGGTCGCCCTTCTTTTTCAATCACTATCAAGGAATAACATCATGGCTTCATTAGACTTTTCATTCTCCGCAACTGATCTTCCAGTTTCCACCTCCAGCTTTGAGCCACTTCCCGCTGGTTGGTACACCGCATCAATCACAGGTGCAGAAATTAAGAACACCAAGGCTGGCACTGGTCAATACATTGCCGTGAAATACACCATTACGGGCCCATCCTTCCAAGGACGCATTGTGTTTGGCAACTTGAATATCAAGAACCCCAATGTCAAGGCCGAAGAAATTGGTCGCCAGCAGTTGGGTGAGATCATGCGTGCCATCAATCTTGCTAAAGTTACCGACACCGATCAATTAATTGGAGGCAACTTAGGCATCAAATTGGATGTGAAACGTAGCGAGGAATACGGAAACAGCAACGAGGTCAAAGGCTTTAAAACCATTGGTGTCGGATCATCCGTCATGCCAACTACCGCTCCAGGTGCACCTGCCAAAGCTGCACCACCTTGGGGAAGCAAGAAGTAATCTAGTTTTTGGGGGAAAGCGGATGCTGGTTAGTTGATGTACACAGCGACTATAAAGAAACACCAGTGCAGCGAGTACCCCATCTTTTTAAGAACAAGATATGAACATTCCAGAACCAATCAACACCATCGCCAATCTAATAGATCAGGCGCATGAGGAACGCAAAGAATTGCCTAGGGGCCACCTTGGTGCTTCCATGCTTGGCGATCCATGTGATCGCAAATTGTGGCTTTCCTTTCGCTGGGCGGTGCAGGAGCAATTCAAAGGTCGCATCTTGCGCTTGTTTCGCCGGGGCCACAATGAGGAATCCACCATTGTGAGTGACCTTCGCGCTATTGGGATTGACATCCGTAGTACGACAGGACAACAGAGCCGGGTTGACTTTGGTTCTCACGTTTCGGGGTCGTTGGATGGCATCATAGAATGTGGCGTGCCCGAAGCGCCAAAAACACGCCATGTGGCTGAGTTTAAAACTCATTCTAAGAAATCGTTTGACGATGTAGAGAAAAATGGCGTGCAGAAGTCCAAGCCATTGCACTATGTCCAGATGCAAGTATATATGCACGGGACACGAATTGACCGGGCTTTGTATCTGGCAGTTTGCAAAGACGATGACCGCATTTATACCGAGCGTGTGAAGTACGACAAAGAAGTTGCAACCAAGGCCATTGAACGCGCCCACCGCATTACATTGTCTGACCGTATGCCTGAGCCACTGAGCACACGCGCCGATTGGTTTGAATGCAAGTTCTGTTCAGCCCATGAGTTCTGCCACAAAACTCAAACTACCGAGCACGTCAATTGCCGTACTTGCGCCCACGCCACGCCGTTAAGTGATTCAACGTGGCACTGTGCCAAGTGGGATGACCTGATACCAACAGAAGCCCAGCATAACGGTTGCGAGAGCCATGTTCTACACCCAGACTTAGTACCGTGGAAACGTTTAGATGGCCCTGACCAGTGGACTGCCATTTACGAAATTGAAGGCCAAAAAGTAGCCAATGGAGCACCAGCCGAGGGTGTGTACGGAAGTGCTGAATTATTAGCCAATGCCTCTGCGTGTGTTAGCGGTGATGAACAACTTAATAATCTGCGCGTGCAGTTTGATGGTCGGATCGTAGGATGAAACTTCGTGATTACCAACAACGCGCTATTGACCAGCTTTACGCTTGGTTTGAGGCTGGCAATCAAGGCAACCCTTGTCTTGTTTTGCCCACCGGGTCAGGCAAGTCTCATATTGTGGCGGCACTATGCAAAGATGCTTTGCAGAATTGGCCTGATACCCAAGTCTTGATGCTGACCCATGTGAAAGAATTGATTGAACAGAACGCTCAAAAGATGCGTGAGCATTGGCCTGGTGCTCCTATGGGCATTTACAGCGCCAGCATTGGTAAGCGTCAATTAGGTGAGCCGATCACCTTTGCAGGCATTCAGTCTGTGCGTACCAAGTCAAAAGAGTTGGGCCACATTGACCTTTGCATTATTGATGAATGCCACTTGGTGTCTCACAAAAATGAGGGTGGTTATCGCACCTTGCTGGCTGAGTTGCTGCTGATTAATCCAGCCATGCGTGTCATTGGTTTAACGGCGACACCTTATCGTTTGGGACACGGCCTGATAACCGATAAGCCTGCGCTGTTTGATGCGCTCTTGGAGCCTGTAAGCATTGAGGAATTGATCTTTAAAGGCCACCTTGCAACGTTGCGATCCAAAGTCACGAAGTCCAAGCTAGACACCTCTGGCGTGCATAAGCGTGGGGGGGAGTTTATTGAATCGGAGTTGCAGGCAGCGGTCGACAATGATGATCTCAATAGCGCCGTAGTGCGTGAGGTCATTAAGTTGTCAGGAAATCGCAAGGCTTGGTTATTCTTTTGCACTGGCGTAAAGCACGCCCAACACGTTGCTGAGGTGCTGAATGATTACGGTGTGATTGCTGATTGTGTGACCGGGGAAACACCAAAGAAAGAACGGGCACAAATGCTGGCTGACTTTAAGGCTGGAAAGATTCGGGCACTCACAAATGCCAATGTATTGACCACCGGGTTTGATTACCCAGACATTGATTTGATTGCCATGCTGCGTCCCACCATGAGCGCCAGCCTTTACGTTCAAATGGCTGGTCGTGGCCTTCGCCCTAAGAGCCATACCGATCATTGTATGGTGTTGGATTTTGCTGGCGTTGTGCAAACACATGGGCCAATAACCAACGTGCAACCACCCAAGAAGGGCAGTTCAGGTGATGGTGAAGCACCAGTCAAAGTATGCGAAACGTGCGGTGAATTGTGCGCCATTTCTATGCAAACCTGCCCTGCTTGCGGCGCTGCTTTCCCTGAGCCAGTAGCCAAATCCATGTCTTTGCGACACGATGACATCATGGGTTTAGAAGGGCTTGATTTGGACGTGACTTCATGGAGTTGGCGCAAGCATTTAAGCCGCGCAAGTGGGAAAGAAATGTTGGCCTGTACTTATTATGGCGGCCTTAGTGATCCACCCATCACAGAATATTTGGCAGTGGCGCATGATGGTTATGCAGGAGACAAATCCATGCGCTTATTATCTACGATGGCCTCAAGTGCCAAAGTGCCAATGCAACTCACATCAAATGAAATGCTGACCGACATTGCAGATTTAATGAATCTTGGAACACCGCCTTGCAGTATTGAATACAAAAAAGACGGTAAATTTTTTAGAATTTTAAAAAGGACATGGGAATGAGACACCCCGAACCCGAGATCGTCACGATCTACAAAGCAGGCCCACCAAAGTGCTGCCACACCTGTGAGCATTATGGCAATGATGGCCTATGCGTCACCTTCTTTATGGAACCGCCAGCAGAGTTTGCCGCCGCTGTGGATTTATGCCCAAGCTGGGAAATTGAATGTCCGTTTTAAAAGTGCGCCCCATCGGGCAAAGAATACGTCAATGCCTGGCAGTGATTGACACCAACCAAGCCCCCATGACTGCTAGGGAAGTTTGGAATAACTTGGAAGGTGTCTCAATTGAGAATTCCAGCAAGTATTGTTTGCGATCTGTAGGCTTGGGCTTGATGACCGTAAATAGAGAAATTTATCCAATGGTTTTTCAATGCCAGCCAAATTGGAAGGCATTATTAGAGCAACGCATCACCACGAAAACGCATGTTGTGCCAAACATTTACAAGCCGCGCATTAATAGTGTCTGGAGTTTGGCTTTATGAAAACCGAGATACCCACCGAGCACCATGAACAAGCCATGACCGTCCAATGGTTTCGCAGATCGTGGCCAGGCGTTATCATTTTTGCTATTCCCAATGGTGGCGTGAGAGACATTCGCACGGCCACCAAGTTAAAAATTGAAGGTGTCATGCGTGGTGTGCCTGATTTGTTCATCCCAGAGTGGCGTCTGTGGGTGGAAATGAAGCGCATCAAAGGCGGCGTGTTAAGTGACGATCAAAAAAGTTTTATAAAGTATCTGAAAAGTGTTAATTATGAGGTTATAGTTGCAACAGGCGCCGAAAATGCGAAGTTGCAAATAAGCGCCTTTGTTAACCAAATGAAAGAAAACAATGACCAAAGAAATTAAAGACAAAGGCATCACGATTCGAGTGCCGTCCAGTATTTTGATTGCCTTAAAAGCCGAGGCAGCCGCGAATACTCGCACAATGGCAGCGCAAGTGCTTCACATTCTTAAACAGACTTTGGGAAAATAAGATGTTCGACAAGATAATAGAAATTTTCCGTGCACCAAGTGCCGAAGTGTTGGCTTTGCGTGAACTAGAGCAAGCTGAACGCAGCCTGTTAGAAGCCCAGACAAGCCAAGAATATTCAAAACGCATGGCTGAGTATCACAATGATCGCATCAAGCGTTTAACCACTTATTTGCACCGTGGAGAAATCAAATGATTGCCCAAGATAAAACCAAATTAACTATTACTGAACGCACTCGCAAAGTGCTACG